CCAAAGCAAACTTGTACCGCTTCTTGTGGCAACAATCCAAGAACTTGAAGCACGTATCGCAGCACTAGAAGGAGCTAACTAATATGGAAATAGTATGGGACGTATTCAACTGGCTGACAGCCACAGTAACCTTAGCATCAGTAGTTAGCGCCATGACCCCTACGGACAAGGATGACAAGATTGTAGCTAAGCTCAAGCAGTTCGTTGATCTACTTGCGGTCAACATCGGTCACGCTAAGAAGAACTAGAGATGCTTGCAGAGGACGCAAAGACAGTTTTAGACGGGTTCGCAGTTGGCGGCACAGTAGCAACTCTGGCTGGCTGGTTGCCACCTGTTGCGTCCCTGCTGACCATCGTGTGGCTCAGCATTAGAATCTGGGAGTCAGACACAGTACAGAAGATGTTCAATGGTAAGGACTAATGGAATACGTAGAACTCATATCTGCAATATGGCCTATATTTCTTGGGTTCGTAGTCCTCGTGTTGTCCATAGGTAAACTGATGTCCCGCATGGACGTCGTGGAAGACAAGATTAAAACTCTGTTTGAGCTATGGAACAAGTTTAATGATCGATAAGCTCATAGGACCCGTCACGAGCCTCCTAGACAAGTTCATAGAGGACAAGGACCAAAAGGCAAAACTAGCTCATGAAGTTGCTACAATGGCTCAGAAGCACGCTCTGGAGCTTTCTCGTGCACAACTGGACGTCAACAAGGCTGAGGCACAACATAGGTCTATCTTTGTTAGTGGCTGGCGGCCTGCTGTTGGGTGGGTGTGTGTACTTGGGATGGCAGGGAACTTCATGGTAATACCGTTTTCTAACTTTGTTCTTGCGCTACTGGAGATACCTGTGAAGATACCTCTGATTGACACTGCAACCATGATGCCCGTGTTGATGGGCATGTTGGGTCTTGGGACGCTCAGGACTTATGAGAAGAAAGCGGGAGTATCTAAGTAATGCCACACGATACTCAGGAAGGTTTTGACATTTGGTCTGTTTATGAGACAGATGGTATTCTTACGTCCATGCCATCAAGCTGGGAAGGCACAGTACGAGAATGGCGGCAGTCTAGTTCTTTTTGGCCTGAAGGCCATGAGTATGCTGGAATGGACCTTGCTTCTGAAGTCAGAGCAAGATACGGTTTAGAAGAAGGAGACCGAATAACTTTAGCCCAGCGTCAAGCAGTAATGGCGCAAAGAAGAGGTTATGACAGAAATATAACGGGACTTAATCAATATCTTATACAAGAAAGTCCTAGTTTTCAAGACTATTTAGAACACGCTAATTTAGTTTATGATCAGTTTGTAGAAGCTGGTTTTGATACTTTACAAAGAACAGGACGCAGAACAGGAACAACAGCATTAGGGCAGCTTGCTCTTGTAGTCGGAAAACATATCTTAGATAACTCTTCTGATTGGGGTGAAGATATTTTTAGGATTGCTCCTGACGGTAAAAGCGTAGAGCTTAGAGACTTAGGTGCTTTTAACTTTATCTATACTAATAACTTTGGAGGTGGTAGAGACCTTTTAGATGTTCTTGGGATTGATTTAGGAGACTGGGAGCAAGTATATTCTGATGATCCTTCTATTGGTTTAGGAGATTGGGGACATTCTACACTTAGAATAAGAGAAGACTCTACTTTTGAAAAAGTTTTTGAAGGTATTGTTATAGGTGCCCTTACTTGGGGTGTAGGACAAGCGTTGGCTCCTTTTATCAACGCTGCTTTAACTACCGCTGTTCCGGCATTAGAAGGTTCTGCTGCTCTTACGAGTGCTTTTACTGACTACTTAACAACAGGTATTCAAGAACAAATAGAGTTAGGTGAAGACGATCCAACCACTTTAGAAGATTTTATTTACACTGCGATTGATTTAGCAAACTCAGGTACGTGGCAAAACGAAGAAGAACTTATAAATGTTTTGCAGCAGACTCCAGAAGACGTAGTAACACAAGAAGAAATAGACGCTGCTCAAGCAGCTATGGAAGATAAATTAGGAGCAACTCCACAAACTCAAACACTTCCAGATAAAACAGTCGTTCAAGAAGAAATAGTCTCTTTAGAGCCAGAGCCTTCTTTATTTGGAGACACTGAATTAACAACTGGAGAACTAGAACAAATAGATTATGACACTACAGTTACTGAAGACCCTGAGTTTATACAGCGTCAAGAGGACATTACTAAAGACGCCATGAGACAGGCTCTGGATGACGCTGGCTACACTTATGATGATGCTTATATAGACAGAGTTTATGATGACTACGGACTAGACAGTAGATCAGTTAGTGACGCAGAGTCTCTTGTTGTTCAAGATTGGCAGCTCAATAATTATACGGTAGAACAAGCTGCTGCTATTTTTGACCAGTTTGGTTATGAATATACAAACGAAGAACTAGAGCAGTTTGCCATCAGTGATTCCTCCGATGCTCGTCTGGGAGACCAAAATGTCAGAGATTACATAAATGAAAACACAGTAACGACTAAAGAATTTTATAGGATCTTCTCTGAAATTTTCGGAAGGGCACCAACAACCGAAGAAAGAGCAGAGTATTTTGGTGACGAAAACAGGATCTACACAACAACGTCTGAAATACAAGACACGCTTGAAGCTGATTTTAATGCGAACGTAAATACTACTGTACAAGTAGAAGAAGACGGTGATCCTTTCTTTCAGCCAGACGTTACGTACCCAGAAACAGACGGAAAAGTAGAAGTAGAAGACGTTGGTTATGAAGTAACTGAACCAGAAGTAACATTTGAAACAGACGACGGTGGCGGTGGTGGCGAAACGTCTACTGTTGAAACCACAGATGAAGCTGTAGATCAAACCACAGATGAAGCTGTAGATCAAACCACAGATGAAGCTGTAGATCAAACCACAGATGAAGCTGTAGATCAAACCACAGATGAAGCTGTAGATCAAACCACAGATGAAGCTGTAGATCAAACCACAGATGAAGCTGTAGATGACGCTATTGAAGATGCTATTTCTAGCACCAGCGACTCAGACCTTACGTCTACTACAGACGATCAAGGCGGTGGACTAGCTGACGAAGCAACAGGAACAGAAGACAGACCTTTTGCAGTTCCTAATGGTGGTTGGATTTACATTGGAGAAGGACGCTGGGTTTTACCTGATTGGGGCTTAATAGACGAAGGTTCTATTATAGACAATGGGGACGGGACTTATAGCGTACCTTCAGATGTGTACGAAGATGACAGTGTTTGGCTTAGGACAGCAACAGATCCAACATGGGACCCAAATAACCCAGAAGTTTTTGACGTAGGAGACACTGGAGACATTGTTGGCTCAGGTGATCCCTATGAGCCTGAAGACCAAACCGTTGAAGAAGAAGGTGTTGATATTTTTGTAGACGTGTTTCCTGAGACCGGAGACGGAACAACACAAACAACTGACACTACAGTAGATACTGACGGCGACAACGTACCTGATGAAAATGACGATCTTCCAGATGACCCTACAGAATCAGTAGACACTGATGATGACGGCATAGGTGACAATTCTGACACTGATGACGATAATGATGGGGTGCCGGACGACTCTGACGCTAATTCAACTGATCCAAACACTGACGGAACTGAAGATGATGGCGATAGTACCGGAGGAGACAGTGAGGAAACTCCAGATCCTATTGTAGTTGATCCAGGAGACGGTTCTGGAGATCAAGACGGAGGAGAAGACGACGGTACTGGTCCGGGCACTGGCCCAGGTGACGGTACTGGAGAAAACGACGGTGGTGACGGCACGCCTGGTGTAGAACCCGTAACCAAACCAAAAGGTATGCTTGGGCAAGCCGCATTTACTCCGTACAAAGGTGGTGCAATCAGCCCACAGCTTCCTGGTTTTGTAGAAGTAGCGTACCAACCTAAAGACTACATGGCAGAACTCAATAGAATTATTGGTGAAAACAGCATGTTTAAAGGATTAATCTAATGACTTATCTACAGCTAGTCAACAACGTGCTGAGGAGGCTTCGGGAAACAGAAGTTACCTCTGTACAGTCCACATCGTACAGCAAGCTCATTGGTGACATCGTTAATGACGCTAAGAATCTTGTAGAGAACGCTTGGGACTGGTCAGGTCTTAGGACTACTCTTACGATAACTACTACTGCTGACATCTTCAACTACTCACTTACGGGTAGCCAGAACAGCATTAAAGAACTTAACGTGTACAACGACACGTCTAATGTTGTCATGGACTACCAGACAGCTAAATGGTTTGACGATCAGTACATGCTTCAGGATCCTTTGTCAGGCTCACCACGGTACTACACGTATAATGGTGTTGACTCTGGTGGAGATACTCTGATTGACTTGTACCCAAAGCCAGACGGTGTGTACACCATCAGGTTTAACTGTGTGTTACGTAATCCTGACTTAAGTGCTGATGACAGCCAGTTGATTATCCCTTCGATGCCCGTAGTTCACCTTGCGGTAGCACTGGCAGCACGAGAGCGTGGTGAAACTGGAGGCACGTCAGCTGCTGAGTACTTCCAGATTGCTAACGGGTACTTGTCCGACGCTATTGCACAGGACGCTAGTAGACACCCAGAAGAAGTTATCTTCTATACACCTTAAGGCGCATTTGTATGGCACAGGAACTCAAAAGCATTAATCTTGTAGCACCAGCGTTCAAAGGCATCAATACTGAAGACTCTCCGCTGGCACAAGATCCGTCTTTTGCTGAAGTTGCTGACAACGCAGTAATTGACAAGCGTGGGCGTATTGCTGCACGTAAAGGCTACAGCCTGCTTACACAAGCTACGTATGAGTACGTTGTAGTAGACGACACCACAGGGTTTGAAGTAGGCGAAACGATTACAGGAGGCACGTCAGGCGCTACAGCAACGATTACAGAAGTGTACAACGGCACTGTGTTACTTATTCAGGACACAAGGTCAGGGACCTTCAGTGCGTCTGAGACGCTTACTGGAGGCACTTCTGCAACAACTGCTACGTACTCCTCTACTCAAACAGGTGCTTCACTTGGGTCTAACCCTATACGTGCCATTAAGGAGTTTAGAGACGACGTAGGTAATATTAAGATCTTTTCGGTAGGTAACAATAAGATTCTTGGCGGTACAACGACTCTTGTAGAAGAAACGCCAAGCGCCTACACGATTACTTCTGACGATTGGAAGATGGTAAACTTTAATGACAAGATTTACTTCTTTCAGCGTGGGTACGAGCCTTTGGTGTATGACAGTACGTCCGACGTTGTAGCTAAGCTTAGTACTGTAGCAGGAGCAGCTGGCGTAACCTCAAGCATATACGGCAACGAAGTGTTAGCTGCGTATGGACGTTTGTGGACTGCTGACTTTGCTTTGGACAAGTCAACGATCTATTGGACTGACCTTTTGATTGGACATGACTGGTCCGGCGGTACGTCAGGATCTATTGACATTTCTAAAGTTTGGCCTGACGGTTTTGACGAAATTGTAGCTCTAGCTGCACATAACAACCTTTTGATTATTTTTGGTAAGCGTAGTATTGTAGTTTATGGTGGCGCTGATGCCCCTGCAACAATGTCTCTAGTAGACACAGTAGCTGGCATTGGTTGCGTAGGTAGGGACACAGTTCAGTACACTGGTTCTGACGTTTTGTTCCTGTCCCAGACTGGACTTAAGAGTTTTGGTAGGACGGTGCAAGAAAAGTCAATGCCTTTGACTACTCTGTCCTCTACGATTACCAAAGATATTATACAACTGATTAACGAGGCTAACGAGCTGTACAAAACAGTGTACCACCCAGAAGAAAACTTCTACTTGCTAACTTTTAACAACCAAAGCATGACTTACTGCTTTGACGTTAGGGGCACAATGGAAAATGGTGCGTACAGAGTAACACGATGGCCTGGAACTATCTTTAAGTGCTACGAAAGCAGAGACAACGGTGACTTACTTATTGGCAGTGTTAGCGGCTTAGGTAGGTACACAGGTTACCAGGACAACGGTAGTTCGTATCCGTTTAAGTACTTTAGTCCTGAGTTATCCTTTGGTGACCCTTCTAGGCTTAAGTTCCTCAAAAAAATCAGACCTACGATTGTAGGCGGCAGTGGTCTTAATATTTTGTTTAAGTGGGACTATGACTTTGGTTCTGCTTACAACTCAGCTTTTATTACACTTAGTAGCCAAGCAACGGCTGAGTTTGGTGTAGACGAGTACAATGTTGGTCAGTTTTCAAGTGGTGTCCTAACGTCAAAAGAAGCGATCAACACAAACGGCAGTGGAAATACTTTAAGTATTGGCCTAGAAGCAGACATTAATGGTGGACAATTATCTTTACAGGAAATAAACATACTTGCGCTGGTAGGTAAAACAATATGAGCAACTACACTAAACTTACTGATTTTGCTGCCAAGGACGCTTTGTCTTCTGGCGATACTAACAAAATCATCAGAGGGACTGAGTTTGAAACTGAGTTTGACAACATTGCTACGTCGATTGCAACTAAAGCAGACACAGCAAGCCCCACGTTTACTGGGACTGTAACCATGGCGGGTATTTCGTTTACTGGTACGTTGTCAACAGGCACGATTGACGGAGGGACGTACTAATGGCTCACGAATGGTGGCATT